CGAAAAGGCCCACGGTATTGCGGCTGACTTGACCACGTCGTAATCTCTGGGAGGGGCGGCATGAGCCGCCCCTTCTTCCTAAAGAGGACACAATGGTAGATCGTAGGCTACTAAGCTATGACCCCTATACGGGGATAAAACGGACATTCGAGTACGATCATTCGGATGACACGTTTTCGATCATCACGGAACAAGACTGGGATGACATCGGTGAAGCCAACCAGCAGGCGCGCAATGATGCGCCGACGCGCTGGGGTGATATGGCAAAAGTCGCGTCGATCCCACTGACCGTCTACTACGACCTCATCAAAAAAGGCATCTTGAACGATCAGGCCGCTTTGAAGAAGTGGCTCAATGATCCAGCCAACCAAATCTTCCGCACGCGCGGAGGTACGGTATGAAGGTCTGTATCGCTCTTCCTTGCCGGGACATGGTAAACACTGGGTTTGCCTACGATCTGGCCCGTTTATCTGCCTATTGGTCTAGCCAGCACCTTCCCAATGGGGACGAGCTAATGTTCCTGACCAGTATGGGCACTCTCATCGCCAATCAGCGCGAAGAACTGGCCGAGCAGGCCATTGTGAGCGGCGCTGACTGGATTTTGTGGCTCGACACGGACATGCGTTTCCCAAAGGACACGTTGGACCGTCTTTTGGCCCATGACGTGCCCATCGTGGCCGCAAACTACGCCACCCGTCGCATCCCGGTTAAAACGGTTGCGTTCGACTTCATCGAAAGCAAGTGGGAGTGCGTCTATACCAAGCCGGAAGACACCGGATTGCGTGAGGTAGTCGCCGTCGGAATGGGTGTTTTCCTTGTGCGGGCAGATGTGCTAAAGTCCATGCCTAAGCCGTGGTTCCATATCGGTTATTCGCTGAAAAGCGGGAACTTTAGTGGCGAAGACATTCACTTTTGTAAGCAGGCGCGCATCTACGGTAATAAGATCCTGATCGACCAAGATCTCTCCAAAGAGGTCAAGCATATCGGGATTTTTGAGTTCACTCACGACCACGCTGAAGCCTGCTTAGAGGACGTATAATGGCCCTAGCGACCTATTCGGACCTGCAAGCGTCCATCGCAGACTGGCTGAACCGGGCTGACCTGACATCGGTCGTGCCGGATTTCATTGCTCTGTCCGAAGCCCGGTTCAACCGGGAACTGCGTGTGGCGCAGATGGTCAAGGTCGCTACTGCAACAGTGGCGGACGGGTACTTTGCGGTGCCCGCCGACCATCTCCAGACCATTTCGCTCCGGGTCACTTCGCCCACGAACTATCATGGCAAGTGCGAGTTTGTTTCCATCCAGCGGCTGAACGAACTCAATGGCAACCCTAATCTCTCGAATACCTCGCGCTACTATTCCATTGTTGACGGCAATTTCCGCTTGGCTCCGCAGCCGAACGGTGATGTCACGCTGGAACTGACGTATTACGGCAAGATCCCGGCATTGTCGGGCGGCAACCCGACTAACTGGCTGCTGACTAAATCGCCGGACCTTTATTTGTACGCATCGCTGATGCAGGCTGCTCCGTACTTGAAAGACGATGAGCGCGTTGCATTGTGGGCCACAGCAATGGGCCAAGCGATGGAAGCCATGCAACTCGAAGCTGAACGGGCGCAGTTCCCAGAAGGCAAACTTAACGCGACCCGGAGGACATTCGGATGAGTTCGTTCAGCGATTATCTGGAGAACAAAGTTCTCGCCCACGTTTTCGGTGGCACGGCTTATACCGCACCTGCGACGTTGTACATTGCTCTTTATACTGTTGCGCCGACGGACGCGGGTGGTGGTACTGAGGTTTCTGGTGGTTCTTACGTCCGCCAATCTTGCGCTTTTACGGTGACGGGCAACCTTGCCACGAACACCGCTGCGGTCGAATGGCCGGTTGCGACGGGCACGTGGGGCACTATCGTCGCCGTCGGCGTGTTCGACGCTTCAACATCGGGCAACTTGCTGGCTTATGGCAACTTGACTTCGAGCAAGACTATTGCATCGGGCGATGTCTTCCGCATCCCGACTGGCGACCTCGACATCACGCTCACCTAATAGGCGGGCCGCATGGCAATCTCTCTCAAGCATCTTTTCCAGTCTGCCAAGACAGACGGCCCGGACAACACGATTGTCCAGCCGTCCGACTGGAACGATGAACACGTCCTGACCCAAGCGACCGGCAAGTTGCTTGGACGCACGACTGCGGGCGCGGGTGCGACAGAAGAGATCTCTCCCGGCACGGGCATCACTTTGTCTGCGGGCACACTGTCTGCGGACGTGACATCGGTTGCGGGACGCACAGGCGCGGTCACGCTTTCGACGGCAGATATTTCCGGGCTGACCACGGGTTATGTGCAGAAAACTTCTGCAACGGGTTCCGCTTATTTGCCTGCGGGCACAACCGGCCAGCGCGAAGGCTCCCCCGCTGCGGGATATATCCGCTACAACACGACCACAGGCAAATTCGAGGGCTACGGCTCTGCATGGGGTAACATTGGTGGTGGTGCCGCAATCGGTGACACGCCCCCGGCAAACCCCGGTGCTGGTGATCTGTGGTGGAACTCCGCTGATGGCCGCATGTATGTCTACTACACGGATGCGAATAGTTCGCAGTGGGTGGACCTGAGTGCTGGCGGTGCTGGTCAGTATCTACCGCTGACGGGTGGTGACGTTACGGGGAACGTAACGGTCACAGGCAACGTAGGGATTGGGACTACAAGTCCAATTTCAAAACTGCATGTTGTCGGAAACGCAACATTCGGGTCTGGTGCAACCGGAAGCATTATTTACCCTTATTATATTTCCAGCACAAACCACGCGGCTATTTCTACAGATACTAATGGTTCAATTACGTTCTCAACTGGTGTTTCCGGTGTAAGTGAGCGTATGCGTATCGACTTTTCCGGTCGCGTCACGATGCCATATCAGCCAGCGTTTGAAGCATATATGAATAATGCTTGGACGCCATCTGCCGGTGCATATTATACTGTTGTTAATAATCTCGAATACACTGACACTGGAGAATATAATAATTCCACCGGACGTTTTACTGCGCCGGTATCAGGACGGTACGCTTTTTCTCTTTCTACTTTATTCTACCAGTTAGCCACTTATAGCGGTCATTATGGCTTACTTGCTATTCGGGTTAATGGTGGTAGCGTTTATCCACCATATTGTTACGCTACTAGCACTTCCACCGGACCTAATTATTTATTCGTCAGTGGAACAGCCATTCGATATTTGAATGCTGGTGATTATGTTGAAGTTGTTATTTATGTTTCTACATCCGGTATCCAGTTACTCGGAAGTGGCTATACTATGTTTAAAGGTCATCTAATTGGTTAAAGGAGGCGAATGATGGCATTTGATTTCCCTTCGTCTCCCACAACGGGTCAGACGTATTCCATCTCAGGCGGTCCCACCTACGTTTACAACGGCACTGCGTGGGTGGTTCTTACTCCCGGCAACCAGTTTAACCGCACTGTTTTTACCGCGACTGCGGGTCAGACCACGTTCAGCATGAGCTACGTTGTCGGTGCGGTCGATGTGTATCGCAACGGCGTGAAGCTGGCTCCGGCTGACTTCACGGCCACCAATGGTACATCAATCGTGCTGCTCAACGCAGCGACCGTTGGCGATACCATTGAAGTCATCAGCTACCCGATGATTACATACAGTGACGCTGTGAAGCGCACTGGTGACACGATGACGGGTGCGTTGGCTGTTCCAAGCTTGACGGTGAACTCTGTGCCTGTGCTGGCTGGCCCTGCGTTTAATGCTTACGCTACGGCTAACACCACATTTTCGTCTAGCACATTTACAAAAGTGACATTTCCGACTGAAGAGTTTGATACAAACAACAACTTCGACACGGCTACAAGCCGCTTCACTCCAACAGTTGCTGGGTATTATCAAATCAACGCTGGTGTTTACGTTTATTCAAACGCTGGAACAACATCGTTGCGAAGTATAAGTCTTTATAAAAACGGAGGCGCGTATAAACGCGGTACTTTCCTTGTCACAACACCACCACGCGAGACGATGTTAACGTATTCTAGCTTGGTGTACTGTAATGGAACCACTGATTATCTTGAAATATACGTTTATGATAATGGTACTTCACCGCAGATTTATGGTGGTGGTGTAAGCGTACTAGTTTGGTTTGATGGTCATTTAGCGAGGCCCGTGTGATGACTTTATTTGAAAAAATAATGGCTATTTACCCGCAGCTTGGCCCGAAAGACTTTGTTGAGACTATTTTGTTGCAAAACGACTCAGATGGCCGTGGCGACTACATCGCTGAGTGGAACCATCCGACCTTAGCGAAACCTACTGATGAACAGCTTGCGTCTATGGGAGATGCAGAATGAATTACACTATCACTCTCTCTGAGGCCGAAGATAAGGCCCTCAGCTACGTTGCCTACTCACAGCAAGACTGGATCAACAATGCGGTGCATGAACGCTGCCGCATTGCCATCGACGAGATCGTGAAGATTTGCGTCGAGAAATGCTTGGAGACAGGCACACCGATCCCCGGCTCCAAAGACGAAATGGTCGAACTGGCCTTCCAAAAAGGATGGGTTGTTCCGGCAAAAGACCGTCCTACACCCGTTCCGCCCACGGAGGGCTAAATGACTAACGCAGTCAATCTGGCTTCGGCAGCGGGCACTGGGTTCGCGTTCCGCAATCGCATTATCAATGGTGCGATGGAGATCGACCAACGCAATGCTGGTGCGAGTGTTACAATAAACACTACAAGTGACGCTTATTCTGTTGACAGGTTTCTTGGCGCAGGACAAGCAGCAGACGGTGTATTTACGTTGCAGCAAAGCACGACTGCACCAGCCGGGTTTAAGAACTCTTTGGTAGCGACAGTTACCACTGCGGATGCCTCTATTGGAGCGGCTCAGTATTACCTTATCGCTCAAAAAATAGAGGGTTTTAATTGTTCTGATCTTGCGTTTGGCGCGGCATCAGCAAAAACCGTTACGCTGTCATTTTGGGTTCGGTCTAGTGTTACTGGAACTTTCAGTGGCGCATTAGCAAACGGCGCATATAATAGGTCTTATCCATTCACATATACCATTTCTTCTGCGAATACTTTTGAATACAAAACAGTGACTATTGCTGGAGACACCACCGGGACGTGGTTAACTGATAACGGAATTGGACTTCGTATTTATTGGAACCTTGGCTCCGGCGTAGATAATACTGGAACCGCGGGTGCTTGGGTTGGTGCGGGTAATATAGGGGCGGATAGCACTGTTGCTCTTATTTCAACATTGAACGCAACCTTCTACCTCACAGGCGTCCAGCTAGAAGTCGGCTCGGTCGCAACGCCGTTCGAGCGTCGCCTTTATGGGCAAGAGGTGGCGCTGTGCCAACGCTATTTCTGTAAAAGTAGCTCGTTAAATGTTGTTCCAGTAAATGGTGCCGCATATACAACGGCAGGAATGTTTTTTTCTAGTGTTGCAGGGGCATATTACACAACTGCGGCATATACCCCATTTATGAAATTCCCGGTAACAATGAGAACTGAACCGGCAACAATCACAATTTATAATACAAACCTTCCATCTCCATCTACTGCTGGGCAATGGTCTATTTTTAGCCCTTCTGGTGGGGTTTGGTATAATTGCAGTGTTTCAGCGCAATCTGTTACGCAAGAAGGATGGGCCGCAGCGTTGGCCGGAAGTTGGGGTTCAACAGGCGCGCTTCCATTGTATGGCGCTTGGGCGGCATCTGCGGAGTTGTAAGTGGAACAGTACCAGCAACTTAGAAATGAGCCAATGGGTGATATTAGCGTGTATGTGCGCCGCCTATCGGATAACGCTCTGATTAATAGTAAGACAAATGAAGAATATCTAAAATGGTTGGCGGAAGGAAATACGCCTTTACCACCAGAGGAACCGACTGAATAATGGCAATGGATGTCGCCTTCCAACCGGGCGCATTTGAACTTGATGCGTTCCAGATTTACACGGTGGTGGAAGCTTCCGCCGCCGTTAATGGCGCGTCCACTGTCTCCGTAGATGCCGTTCGTGTCCTCGACGCAATGGCGGAAAGCAATGCCTTCTCCAACGTGGCTTCAGCGGGGCAGATCGTCTATCTCGGGTCTTCCGCCATCGCGGGCGCGTCCGCCCTCTCCGCCAGCGGGCACATCATCTACCTCGACAGCGCCGCCATCCTCGGCCAGTCCAGCGTTGCCGCAGATGCCCATGTCGTGTATATTGACAGCGCGTCTATCACCGGGACTTCCGCTGTTTCTGGTGCTGGGCAAGTAGTTTATCTCGGCCAATCGGCCATCGCGGCCATCGCCACGTTGTCTGTCAATGGCCGGAAGCTTTGGGAAGATGATGTTCCCTTTGCGGAGACATGGACCCTCAGTCCCGCTGCCGCTGAGACATGGACTACGTCCGCCCCTGCCTCCGGGACTTGGTCTACCACCTCCCCGGCTTCTGATATTTGGACCACCACCTCGCCTGCAAGCGAGATCTGGCAACAGGTGAACTAAGATGCCCGATTCATATACCCCGAATTTCAACCTGACCAAGCCGGAAGTGGGTGCCTCGACAGACACTTGGGGCACGAAGCTCAACGCCGATTTGGACATCATCGACAGTTTGGTTGCGCCCAAAGCGTCCCCCGCCTTCACCGGCACGCCTACTGCCCCGACTGCGGCAGTGGGAACAGATAGCACGCAGATTGCCACGACCGCCTTCGTCCGGGACATCGTCCCATCCGGCGTGATCGTGATGTGGTCTGGCTCAACCGCCAGCATCCCATCAGGCTGGCTACTCTGCGACGGTACTAGCGGTACACCAGATTTGCGCGACCGCTTCATCGTCGGCGCGGGCTCTACCTACGCTGTCGCGGCAACCGGCGGTGCAAATACCGTCACGCTCGATGCCACGCAGATCCCGTCGCACACGCATACTTTCTCTGGCTCGACTAGCGCGGCTGGTTCGCACAGCCATAGTGGTAGCACCAGCACGAACGGTGCCCATACTCACGGCATGGTCGCCGCAGCGTATCCCGACACGTTTAACTCTACACAGTATGTTCCCTCTAACACGGTTGTTGGTAATTTTGGTTATCGGGACTGGACAGACGGGAACCACTCCCACTCCCTGTCGATTAATGCCGTGGGCGACCATACTCACTCCGTGTCTGGTACAACGGCTGGCGCTGGCGGCGGCGCAGCGCACGAAAACCGTCCTCCTTACTTCGCACTCGCTTACATTATGAAAGCGTGATGTTCACTGAACCAAAATGGCTCACGACGGCAAGACGCTTGATTGGCACTGCCGAACAAGCGGGCAAGTCCAGCAACCCGGTCATTCTCGGCTGGGCTGCTGCGATGGCTCCGTGGGTCAAGGATTTCTACACTGACGATGACATCCCGTGGTGCGGCCTATACGTAGGATACTGCTTGCAAACGAATGGGATCACGCCGCCGAAGGATCTTCTTGCTGCGCGTGCCTATGCGAAATGGGGCGAAGATTGCCCGGTTGCCATCCCCGGCACGGTGCTAGTCTTTTCCCGTAACGGCGGCGGGCATGTCGGGTTTTATGTTGCTGAAGACGAGCATCATTTTCATGTGCTAGGCGGCAACCAAGATAACACGGTGAATGTGACGCGGATTGCCAAGTCACGTTGCATCGGAAAACGCTGGCCCGAAGGCCAAAGCAAACCGTGGTTCGGGAAACCAGTCTGGCGTTCCGCGTCTGGTCCGGTTTCTACAAACGAGGCGTAAATGGCTCTCTTTCCAGTCAAACTGCCACCGGGTGTCGTGCGTGGGGCAACACCGTATGAGAACCCGGATCGTTGGTGGGATGTCAATCTAATCCGCTGGCGGCAAGGGGTTCTTGAACCCGTGGGCGGCTGGCAGCGCATTAGCTCGTCTCCAATGGAAACCACGGTGCGTGCGCTCCACGTTTGGAAAGACAATAACAACGTCGAACGGCTCTTGGTCGGGCAGGATGACCGGATCAAGGCGCTGGTCGATGGCACGTATTACGATGTCTCGCCGCCGAACCTCGTTCCGTTGTATGACGCAGGCGGCGTAGGCTTTGGTGTTAATGATTACAACGAAGAAGATTACGGTGATGCACGTTCAACACCATCCGTTGTTTGGCAACCTGTTCCCGGAATGTGGTCCTTCACCAACTGGGGTGAAGATGTCCTTTGCTTGGACAACATCGACGGTC